TTTACCTTCTGTCTTTAATACCTGATTCATGTATTGATTGATTTTGTTTTCAATCCAACGAATAGAAAGTTGACCAGCAGAAGTAACACCAATAGCCATACGCAGGTCATAGAAACGAAAGTATTGGGAACCAAGGGCACCGTAAGCACTATTGAGAGAAACTTTCTTCGCTAGTTGTAGGTTATCATATCGTGCAACAAGTTTACCAATCTCTTTTTTCTTAACAGGATCTGATTCATTCTCATATTCCTGTTTTGATTTGAGCATCAGCTTCTTAAACTTCTTACGGTCTTCATACATTTCATCCAACATATTAGGCAGAAAACCTCTCTTGTCGGTACGAAAGAATTGACCATTCGGTGTCAATGTAACACCAGTAAGTTTAGATGTATCTATTTGCTTTGTCAATAGTTTATCAACAGACACACTCTGCATAAGAACATCGCGCATTTCGTCGGTGTAATTTTGTGGTTCAATCAAACACTCTGGCGAAATGTTGAATTGCATCATCAAATGTGGATACAGACTGTTCAAGTCAAAAGATGCAACCCAGTTATGCAATCCAATCTGTGGCTCTTTGACATATGCGCCTTCAAATGCTTCAGTCTTGTTCTGCACTCGGCGAGGAGGAACAATAATCTTTTTCTCTAACAGGTGTGCATATGTCAAAGCATCCCACATACGAGTTTGTGCAAATACATCTTCATAGTTACACTTGGTATCATATGCAAGAGTCAAAGCCAATTCAATCAACTTTAACTTATCTTCTAGTTTAAGAATCAATTCAACGTCTTTGATGTTGTAGTCAATAAACTTCTGATAGTCTAAACGATAGAGTTCATGCAAGTTATCAAATTCATCATATGATAGTTTACTTTCACCTAGTTCAGAGTTTGCAATTGTATCAAGTCGATAGTTGTCTTGCCTCTTACCTTCAGGAGCATACCATCTATACAATTCAATATAATCAAGCGCAGAAAGTCCTGTGATGTTATATGAAATCATCTCACGACCTCGATATGTTACTTTACGCTCCCATATATTATGCCAAGGTGATAGCTTCTTAGTCTCATCTTCACCAACAATTTTACGGAAGCGATTAACGAGATATGGAATATCAAAGAAGTCTATGTTCCAACCAGTGATAACATCAGGTGTATTTGCTTCCCATGCATCTAGAAAAGATTTACATAGTGTCCATTCATCTTTACATTTGTGGTAAGTTACATTCTCTGGATCATCATTTCGATAATCACCACAACCATAAACATAGGTGTGATGACCAATGTATCGAATACATATCGCGGTGATTGGTTCTGTAGCAGCATATGGATCAGGAAAACCATTCTCTGAACCAACCTCGATATCTATTACTGCAATAGAAACATCATTGATATCCCAATCAATCTGCCCACGGTGTTCATCTGCAATGAAAGCATATTCAAATCTATCTTGACCATAAACTTTAAAATTCTGAACATCTTTATAGTTACTAAGAAATTCTTTAGCATCTTTGATATCTAAAAACTTCATTTCTTCAAGAGGTTCTCCAAACAAAGTTTTCCATTCGGTATCTTTTTTAGTAGGTAAAAACAAAGACGGCGAGTAAGGAATCTTTGCCTTTACTCGCCGACCATTATTCACACCACGAAATAAAATGTTGTTGCCTTGTATGGCAACATTCGTGTAGAATTTACTCATTTAAAGTTAGACACTACTTGAATCCCTGAGCCAAACATCTTGTTGTATTGGTTTAAAATTTCAGTCACAGGCGTAGTAACTGTTAAAACATCAGTCGGTGACAATGGGATGCCAGTCTTAAATTGTTCAGAGAATTCAAGAAATGGCATGAAAGCAACACCACCAGATTCATTTGGTCCGCGCGGAGGTACCATCACAACCTGAACAGGCTGTTTCATAATGATAGCACCAGGAAGTGTTTCGTCTTCAACGACTTCACATAGATAAGTTTTTTCACTCTTAAGAGTAATTAGTTGAATTGTCATACTTTCACCTCAGTAGTAGCAGGTAGAACACCCAAAGTAAGCCAGCGTTTAGGGAACAACATCTCACGACCTTGAAAGTCAGACATATTATAGTTAGGGTCTTGCACCCACCCAATGACCTCAACCATATCATCATATTCTCGGTAAGAAAGATCATACCTTTCGGCAGAGATCATGTTATGTTGAATGGCTAATTTCTTTGCGATTTCATGCAGTTTCATTTGATACCTTCGTAGAGTTAAAGAAATAATTATAACACAAATACTACTTTTATGAGGCAAATTTACTGAAGTTTGGTCGTTGCCAACCTTCGGGCTTCATTACTTTGCCATCTTCGCGTTTGAGAACTGTGCCTGATACTGAATCAATTTTAGCTAAATTAGATTTAGCGCCTTCTTCCCAAATGCCAGGACAGTTCCATCCTTTGGACAACATATAACCAACAATTACCCAAATCATATCAAAGCAGGCATCAGCTTGTTCTACCTCATCTTTTGCCATAATTGATTCTTTGAATTCACCATATTCTTCATCAATAAGTTTTTCATATAGTGCGGCTTGAACAGGATTATAAGTCACTACAGTTTGACCAGCAGCACCCATAAACTTAGCTACATCAGCCAAGATTGTTGCACCATTCTCCCTCATGTTATGAGTCAAGTTTCTGATAACGACTCCACCATTGTCGAGGGTGAAATCAAGTGTATCACCAATTTGCCAACCTAATTCTTTTACCATTTCTTCGGGAAGATCCAATAGACCATCCCCATCATCTAAGACTTCAACTTTCGATTCATAAACTTTTGACATTTTTAACCTCAACATTACATTTTTTAAGAAAGTCTACACCACTGGTATCTCGATATTCATTCTTATAGAATACAGATTTGATACCAGATTGATGTATCAGTTTGGCACAATCAAGGCATGGTGCATGAGTAATAAACATTGCGGCACCATCACTTGAGTTAGTAGACCTAGCAACCTTTGCGATAGCATTAGTCTCCGCATGAAGTACCTCAGGTTTACTTTTCAGTAACTGTATCCCCTCAGGAAGGTTGAATTCTGACCACCTCAATTCATCTTCACAATTATTATCCCAACCAGTTGGCATACCGTTGTAACCAATGCCAATGATTGTGTCATCCTTTACGATAACACAACCAACATGGAGACGCCTCGCAGGTGATAGGTCAGCATATACTTCTGCTGCCTTCATGTGTGCGTGGATAAATTTTTCTTTCATTGTAACACCACTAAAGGCACTTGAATTCTCCTCAGGCCATTTGCATACACGAAAAACGGAAAGAATCTTTCACCAAGAAAACCAGGGTATCTCCATGGTAATGGTTCAGATGTTGTTTGTTGCGTTGGGTAAACATTTGAGGAATTTTTGAAGATGTATTCTAAGATTTCAAATAGTTCTGTTGCATACTTTCTGAATATTTGCCTACGCATAACATAACAAGTTTCAAAGTTAATTATACTACATTGCTTGAACCATGTCAAGTGTTTTCTGTAGTCAGGATACAGAACATCAATTGCCTCTAGAAACTTATCCCAATATTCTCTTGGTTGTGATTCGAGGTATTGTGATTCTACCGAATGATTTACTGCAATAGAATGATTGGTCAAAACATCGGCTGTTTCCATGTATTGTAGAATGATGTTACCTATCTCATCACTACCTAACCTATCGGCATTCTCTTGTTCAGGTGCCATAATAATTTTAGAAACATTCTTAGGTGCTTCAGGATCAACCATCAAGTATCGGCGATAGGTACTGCAACCAATATAGTCTACAGTAGGATTTTGATCTAACATCCAATACTCTGTTGCCTGTTGACCCATCGCCTTTAGAAAACCATCTTCATCAGTCTTAGAAGAATAGTACCATTTAAATTTATTAATTCCACCACCGAAGGCAGTTACATTAGTATAACCTGATGGTAAACTTGAATGACCATATGCTTCTGATGATGCAGCGAAAGTTGGTACAAGCCAAGAAGAATTTCTATTGATTGGAAATTCTTTATGAAAGTGGCTGTAGACCTTTAAGTTCATTCAGCATCTCTCGGTTTAGAAGATTTAAAGGGAGTTGAAGCAACAATTTCTGCATCAATCATAATGTTACGGTAAAAACTACGCTTACTTGGATGAGTAGCCAATGCAAGGATAGTTTTACTCTGCTTGCTCAATTTAAAATTCTTATCTCGCTTATTCATAATATCTCCATGATGAAAGTGAGGCATTGCGCCCCACTATGTTTTAGTTATCTACTTCATATGCTGCTTTATTAACTAGGTAAATTCTTTGGGGATTCTCTTTTGAAAAGACCCTAATGAAAACATAGTTATTATCAGAGACAGTTTCGTTTACATTATTACAGTAGACAATCTCGTTACTATAAAGATTTTTCAATCTTACAGGTTGCTTTTGTTTTTCCATGATATAACCCCATTATCTATTAATCTTTTTACCAATGTTATATTTTGCTACCAATTCCCAATCATCTTTTTCTTTGAATGAAATGATTTTGATTTGATGTAACGGTGCAACTTCTTCAATCACACTTGGATTCAATATCTTAACTAGACCCCATTCTTCTAATAACTTAGCAATAGCATTTCTTCGCTGTATGTCATTCTCAGATATGTTGGAGGGTTTACCATCTAGAGCAAACAATTCTTTAAAATGAACAAGATAATACTGTCCCTGTTTGTGCAAGATATGACAAGATTGATATAGAACTTTTTCTTTTCTTGATGATACACCAATGCGAGTTAGCGTTTCTCTTACCTTAAGAAAGTCATCTTGTTCATTGAGTAGCACTTCAATAAACTTTGCCAAATTAACCATTTTATTTCCTCAATCCACCGGTATCGGTTTGTTCTTTTAATTGTTGGATTTGTTCTTTGCTGAGGAGACCAAGAACTTCCTTGGCTTTAGAATCTGAGAAACCAAAAGCAATCTTAACGCATGATATATCTTCACTTTTCTCTGATTTAATCCACTTTGCAAATGGTCTTTTCTGTGACCTTATGGTATTTAGCAAAAAATCATTCTGCATTTTTTTGTCAAGAAAGTGCCTACGGTTCATTTCATTAGCATAAATGACGCAATCTCTATGATAAGATAGACTGCGGTTCACCAAGAAGGGTGCATATTCCTTCTCGGTGGACTCATCAACAATTAACTGTTTCTTGTTTTGTAGAATCGCATTAACAAAATCAAACGGACTCATTTGAACTCACAATTAACCATGAGTTCTGTTAGACAGGCTACAGTATTGATTTCTTGGTCAGCAACAAAGGCAGCCTTGTATTGATAGTCTGCAAGAATCAATACAGCTTGAGGGATAGAATTGGGCTTCATAGTGTCATACATTCCATCATAGACCTTGCGGAACAAAGTATTTGAATCAATCTCATTTGTTCCAACCCACTTACGAATAGCACCAAAGTCTTTGTCTTTGATATACTTTATAATTTCAGCAGTTGATACATCACCGATCTGTGATAGAATACCTGTATCAATTTTACCAAACTGAGAGTATCGTTGCAGTTCATTAATGGTACGGCGAAAGTCTGGAAAGTGTTTCTTCACCAACTCTGCAATAACTGAATCATCATACTCAACATTTTCATTTTGCAAAATTGATTGAATTCGTTTGAAGAAAGCAGAAGCCATCTTAGCCTTCTCACCATTTTTCATACCAAAGTCAATGACTGCACACCGTGAATGCAACGGTTCAATGATACGATTCTTATAGTTACAAGTAAAGATAAAGGTACAGTTACTTGCAAATTCTTCAATCGCATTACGCAAAGCTGGCTGTGTTGAATTTGGATTTAGATAGTCAGCTTCATCTATGATGATGACCTTACGACCACCAGATAGTGACATGGACGATGCATAGTTTTTAATCTTTACACGAAAGGTATCAATGCCAGATTCATCTGAACCGTTAATGACCATGTAGTCACAACCAATTTCATTACACATTGCTTTCGCAACAGTAGTCTTACCCACACCGGGTCCACCAGCCAAGAGCAGATTTGGTATGTTCTTTTGATTAACATACTCCTGAAAAGGTTTCTTCAACCTCTCAGGAATGATACAGTCTTCAATCGTTTTGGGGCGATACTTCTCTACCCAAATCATATTTTCCATAATATAAATCTTTCATCACAGTTAAACTTTTTCTTGTAGTTCTTTTTTAATTTCATTTACACGATGTTCTAAAACACTAATAGCAGTAATAATATGACCAGTATCATGTTCTTCCACTTGTGTTTTCAAATGTGCAATCTCCAACTCAAGATGTGTTTTATGTACCACTAAGTTGAAATAATCCATATTAATCCTTTTGAAATTTAGAACCACTTTCAGTAGTGACCCAATATTGAAGCGGGCGAGTCTTACTCTTAAAGTGAGCAATACCTTTTGAAGAAATGTTAACCTGATATGCACCAGGTAGAACCTTACTCAAATTTTCTGTCTTGAAAATCATACGATACTTAGTGCCCGTGGTGTTGTCACCCATCTCAAGCGATTCGGTATGAGCAGAATCATTCTGTAGGTCAAGTGTAACAAGGACAATTTTTGATCCATCAGAATCTAATGCAATATGTGGCGATGAAAGAACATTTGCAGCCCGCATAATCCATTCAAAATCTTCGGTAGTCAAATCAAAAGAAATATCAGGATCAGGCATCTGCAATTGTTTTTCTGGTGGCAAAACAATCATGGTTGGATCACAGAAACGATACTTAGTTTTACTACGACCTTTATTACCACAGATAAGCACATGATGAGAATCAAACTCAAACGATGGATTCTCTTTATGTAGTGAGACCACAGTAAGAAATTGGTTCAAGTCATACACACCAAAATCAGTAGGAATTTCTTCGCTGATATCTACTTCTGCAAGAATGTTTTTGTGTGAAGAAACAGTCTTAAGTGTCTTGCCTTTCTTGAACATAATACCTTGGTTGATTGCACCAAAGTTCTTAAGAACCGAAAGTGTTTCATTTGATAGTTTCATTTGCTACTCCATTATTAAGATTTTCTTCGATAGAATACAGTATATCATGTTCATATAGAAACATGAGGCAACACATAGCATGAGCCAAGTGGTGTCTGCCTGTTTCGAAATCAACTACTTCTCCTTCTTTCCATGCCCATATATGTCGTTGCATGGCATCAAAGTACCTGCGTTTAGAGTCAGGTACTTTTTTCCAATTGTCGCGTTCATACTTTTGAGCACCTAGAGTTAGAACATCAACTGTAGCTTTTAGCGCATAAGGTGGCAACAAACCATATTCTAGCTTGCCACCATCAAATTTGCGACCACCCGTTGTT